CTGTTCAGGCTGATATGATACAAGAAACTTTAGGAGAGAATTTTCAGCTTGAACCTAAAAAGATAGCAGAAATGAAAAAAGAACTTGAGGAAATGAGTTCTTTTAGACAATGGCTAACACAAGATGTTGGTGGTACTGTTTATGATTTTATGTTAGGAATGTTTGGCTCAGGAACAGAACAAGAGCTTTTTGCAGATGTTGATATGTTAGATGCTTTATTAGAGCAGTCAGGATTAACCCTTCAACAATTTTTAGATACATTAGAAGATGGCTACTTTGAAAAAGAACAGCAAAAAATAATGGATTTAATTTTAAAAAGGGGGGAATCAACAAGTCTTTCTATCGGAGATTTGTTCTCAATAGGAAAGAAAGGCTCAGGAGAAGATAAAGGTGCAGAAGCTGTTGCTGCTCTAATAGAAGAAGAAGCTAAAAGACATTCTAAAGCATTGCTTGATATAGGGGATAAGTCATACAAGTTTGAAAGTGATAGAAACATACTTAAACTAGAAGAAGAAATAATCCATCTGCAAACTATGAAGGCTCTTAATATAAAGATGGGAGAAGATGGTCTTAAAGAAGATTTAAAGATACAGAAAAAGCGTGATAAGATTTTAGAAGAAACTAACAAGCTAAAACTAGATGCTTTAAGTCAAGAGAAGATAGATAAAAAACTTCAGATTGACGAGGACTTCGCTAACGAGCTTATGACTGAGCTTCAACACAAACAATCGTTGCTTGATTTAGAAGCGTGGTTCTTAGGTCAGAAAGCAGATTTGATTGCACAAGATTTCCAAGCGTATTTAGAAAATCAAAATGCTCAAAGGCAATTAGATATAGATGCAATAGATTTAGAAAAACAAGCAACGCTTGAAAGAATAAACTCTGTTAGTGAATTAGGTTCTGCGATGTCAGAGCTTGGTAATATTATGGGAGAAAATCACGCACTTACAAAGATTGGTGCTAAGTTAGAACAGGCTGCTGCTTTGGCTACTGCTTTTCACACCTTACAAACAAAGCTAGGAATATCTACCAAGAAAACAGACATTGCCACAACCACAGCAGGTATTGGTGTTGATGCAACTGCAACTATTGCTAAGTCTGCTACAACAAGTCCATTTCCTTTAAGCATAGGTGCTATTGCCGCAACACTAGGGGTTTTATCCGCAGCTATGGCATTGTTTGGTGGTTTTGGTGCAAGTGGAGGAAACAGTAGTGTAAAAGGGGAAGCTGTAAATGTTCAGGGTGGAGATTCTTATAAATTTGCTAACGGTGGACTTACCAACGGAGGTATGTTTAGAGGTAAATCACACGCTAACGGTGGCATTAAGTTTGCATCAGGAGGAAGAATACACGAAGCCGAAGGTGGAGAAGCTATTATCAACAAGCGTTCAACATCAATGTTTAAGCCTGTTCTTTCTGCTATAAATTCATACAACGGAAACGGAGTTAAGTTTGCTGATGGAGGATTGCTTAATAGTGGAGAGAGGTTTGCACAAGGAGGTCAGTTGGCTGATATTCAGGGTATGATTTCTCAACAACAAGTAACTCAACAAGTTATAATGGTAGAGAGTGATGTAACAAGAAGTCAAGGAAAAGTATCTGCTATTGAAAGTCAGGCTACTTTTTAGTATATTTGCATTATGGCTACAAGACAAAACAAGGAAGAAGTTGTTGCTGAGTTTTTAGAGTTGATGTATAAAGACATTAAGACTAAGTTTTCAGACGATGCGGGTATTAAGAATGTTGTGTATCACTTAGTTGAAATTGGACTTGTAGAGCCTAAGAGATTAAGAAACTATATGATTATATCAGACTTTCAAAAAATGTTAAAAGACAACAGGGGTCATAGCACACATACGTTTATGGATTTGTCTATAAAGTATGATGTGTCGGACAGGACTTGTCAGAATGTAGTTTACAAGGAAAGCAAGAAAAATAAACGAAAGAACAATATTAGATAAGTATTGTAAAGTTTTTCGTATATAAGGTAATAACTAATAATATATTTGTGGTTATGAACAAATGGTACTCAATAGAAAACAAAGCAGACGGTAATGCGGTTGAAATATCAATTTACGATGAGATAGGCGACTACGGAACATCTGCTAAAGACTTTATCGAGGAAGTAAAGAATGTAAGTGATAGAGATATTACACTACGAATCAACTCTGTTGGTGGTAGCGTATTTGATGGTCTAGCTATTTACAACACTTTGCGTTCTCACAGAGGGTTTGTAAACATTAAGATTGAAGGTTTGGCTGCATCAATTTCTACCGTTATTGCAATGGCAGGAGATAATATTGAAATGTCAGAAAACGGATTCTTTATGATACATAACCCATTCGGACAATCAGCAGGGGAAGCAGTTGATATGCGTAAGACTGCTGATTTACTTGACAAGATAAAAAGTGAAATTATCGAAATATATCAAAAAAAGACTGACTTAACTTATGATGAGTTGTCTAATATGATGGATAAAGAAACTTGGTTGTCTAGTCAAGAAGCGATTGACTTTGGATTTGTTAATATTATGACAGAGCCAATGAAAATAGCTGCTACATTTGACTTATCTAAATTTACTAATGTAAATGAAAAAGAAGTTAATGAAAAATTAAGTTTAACTAATAAAAAATCAAAAATGACTGAAGAACTAAAAACTTGGTTCAATGGTGTTAAAGAGGAAATCTTAAACGCTGTTAAGGGAGAAGAAGTTTCATCTCCTGCTCAAGAAGTTTCTGTTTCTATTTCTGACAATGAGGTTATCGTTAACAAGTTCGAGGAACTTGAAGAAAACGCTATATCTTTAAGAGAAGAAAAAGAAGAATTAGCTAATCTTGTTGGAGATAAGGAGGGAACTATTCTTGACTTACAAAACAAGATTTCTGATATGGAAGCTAAACTAGCAAAACTAGAAGCTACTGAAACAAACGTAGAAGCTGATGCTGAACCTGCAATTAACGAAAGTGATATTGTGGTAAATGCTTGGGATGCTTTTGCAAAATCAATTTTAAAATAATTAAATCAATAAAAAATGGCTAACGAATTATTAGTAACGAGTTTACCTACTGTAAATCAGTACGATGTAAACAGAGCTATAATCCAACCTATCTTTATGGGTCAGGACTATATGCAATATATGGAAGTATTACCTAATATTAAAGGTACTACTGTGATTGACAAATTCAATCAATTAGGAAAAATCACAAAAGCTTTTGCTCAAGGCGAGTTTTCAGGAGAAACAATTTCTGACAAAGGTGCTACGGTAACTATTACTCCTGCTAGAGTAGAGGCTGAAATTCAGTTTAGAGCAAATGAGCTTTTCAACAAAATGAAAGGTCAATTAATGCGTGGAGGACACGAGTTCGATAACGTAGACGGAACTATTGTTAAGAATATCTTATTAGACTTAATCGGTCAAGGTATCAAGGCTGACTTTAACCGTCAACTATGGTTATCTGATGCTGCTGAAGCTGATGCTAATTACGGTATCTATGATGGTATCTTCCAAGTAGCAAAAGAAGGTGGTGCATACGCTTTAGACAATGCTTCTGTTTCTCAAGCAAACGGAGAAGCTTTGGGTAGTGGAAAAGGATTAACTATCTTAAAAGCACTTTATGACTTTGCAAGTCCTGAATTATTAGAAGCAGGCGACCACGTTTACTTCGTATCAGGAGATATTGCAGATGACTATATGGCTGCTACTTTAGAATCTTCTAACTTTGCAGCAGCAGGGTACGGTGCTTTAGTAAATGGTGTTCCTCAATTAACTTACAGAGGTATTCCTATTATTGTTCGTAGAGATTGGGATGTAGCTATTGCTGCTGATGTATCAGAAATCAATGGTTGTAACCACGCTACTGAAACTCACAGAGCAATGCTAACAACAAGAGGTGCTTTTGTTGTAGGTACTGACTTTGACGAAAACTCTATTGAGCAATGGTACTCACAAGACCACAAAGCTTACAGATTCAGAGTAGCTTATATGGTAGGTGTTGCATTAAAAGATGCTAAACTTGCTACTTACTATACTCCTGACGAAATAGCAGTATAATTATATATAATTTAGGGGGATGAAATATTCCCCCTTATATTTTTAACATTAAAAAAATAATAAAATGGCAATAGAAAATTTAAGTATAGCACATTCTGACTTAGAGGTAAGAGGTGGACTGCAATACGTTGCAATCGGACTTTTATCTCAAGCTTCAGGAATGGGTTTTGACAATAGTGGTGTTCACACTATGTCTTATACTGCTGCTGCTGCTTTAGAACTTTTTGACCTTAAACAAGGTACAGGTTCTTTAACAACAAGTGGTTCAAAAGAAGGCGGAACAATTTTGTTCGAACATACAGTTTCATTCTACGTTCCTAACTGTTCTTCTGCACACCTAAGAAGTTTGGAAACTTTAAAAGACCAAGACTTAGTTGTTGTAGCACAAGGACACGATGGAACTGCGTTTACACTAGGTATGTCTAAAGCATTTGGCTTAGAGGACAGTACATTAGGTAATGTTCAGATGAGAGCAAGACTTTCAGCTATCGAAGGTGGTACGGGTGCAGCTTTAGGAGATGAGAATGGTTTGACAGTAACAATTACTGCACAATCAGGAGAGCTTCCAAGAGTATGTTCTAACACTATCACACTTAATACAGCAGCAGGTACTGCAACTTTATCATAATGATTAACTAAAAAGGAATGGGTTTGACGAAGAAATTTGTCATTCCCCTTCTTTTTATTATATTTGCGATATGTATAAATCTAAATTAAACAAAGGAACAACATTCTTTAACGGTTTTAAAGTTAGTTGGTCTAATGCAACTCAAGAAGAACTTAAAAAAGTTCACGAATTAGGACATACTAATTTTGTAACAAAAGAAGAAAATGCAGAACCAAAAAAGAGTAAATCAAAAGCAAAAAAGGTCGAAATCGAAGATAGAAACATCTCCGACAACGAATAGCTTTAACACAAAGTACGCTTTTGTAAACTTATCAACACCTATTATAAGTCAAGAGGTAAAAGATTTAGATAGGTTAAGAGAAGACTTTATGCCTTTTGGTGCTGATAATCTTTTTCCGCAATACCTTGCTGAATTAAAAAGACAGTCTAGTACGCACAGGTCTGTGTTAGCACAAAAAACAACATTCACAACAGGTGGTGGGTTTTTAACTGATAATGAAGCTTTAAAAGATTTTATTGAAGATGTTAATGCAGATGGAGAAAGCTTAAAAGATTGTTTTAAGAAACTAGCAGATGACTTTTTTACTTATGGTAATGCTTACCTTGAGGGAGTTGTTTACGATGGTGGTGTAAACTTCTATCACAAAGACGCTTCTACTGCAAGAATAGCTAAGAACAAAAAGTATATTTACTTTAATTCTGATTGGGCTAACTACTCCAAAAACAAAGAAAAAACTCAAAGAGTACCTATCTATCCTAATATATCTCAAAGCAGATTTATAATACACTATAAAGATTACGAAAGTACGTTTAATTTTTACGGACTTCCTGACTATGTAGCTGCTTTAGAGCATATTGCTATTGATTACGAGATTGGTAAATTTAACCACACATCATTTAAGAATGGATTTAGTCCTTCGGCTATCGTTACTGTTAATGGAGATTTTGGCGAAGCAGAAGCAGAGAAGTTTGTTGAAACTGCTAAGGACACTTTAACGGGTAGTGGTAATAATTCTAAAATATTATTTCTTGTAAAAAATGGAGATGACAGTAGAGGTACTGATGTTCAAATTATAAACAACAAAGATGATGGCGACTTCTTAGATTTACAGAAGTTGACTGACCAAAACATAATTACTGCTCACAGATGGCAACCTGCTCTAAGTGGGATTGTTTCTTCAGGTAAGATGAACAATACAGGTAGTGAAATTAGAATAGCTTACGACCTTGCTATGAGTACGGTAATTAGAGATACGACAACCTTCTTATTAGACCCTATAAAGAAGCTAATAACAAAAGAGGTTGGATTGGATGCTAATGATTTAACAGTTGCTTTTGAGCCGCCTATATCGTTTTTATCTGATATTGACCCTAAGCAAGTTCTTACTATTAACGAGCAGAGAGCATTGCTTAATAAAGATTTACCTGAAATTGAGGATGGAGAATTATTAATTTCAGACAGACAAACAATAAGAGTAGAACGCAGTAATTCAAACGAATAATATGGCAAACGTAAGACAGTACAATAATTTTGTAACAGCATCAGAAGTAGTAGCAAACGCTTTTACTAACCAAGCTACTGACACAGCTTTAATATCTGATAGTATTTTAGATATTGCTGAACTTGCACATATTAAGCCTGAACTTGGTTTAGATTTTTACGAAGAATTAAAAACTCAAAATCATAATAGCACTCTAACTACTCCTAATCAAATACTTGTTACTCATTTCTTGAAGCCTGCTTTATATTGGTATGTTAGGTTTGAGGTTATGAATGAAATCCAATATAACACTACATCAGCAGGTTTAGTTGTTAATGTTTCAGAATTTAGTAGTCCTGCAAATGTTGAACAATTTAATCAAATGAAAAGTGATACATTTAGAAAGGCAAAAGTTTTTCTTGAGGATATGTTAGCTTACATAAGACACCAAGACCAACAAAGTCAATATCCTTTATTTGGTCAAGATGGAGATAGTTCTATGCCTGATACAGACATAGCTAGTAAATTAAACGGTATAATATTTTACTAATGGATTTAATTAAGTATTATTTAGACCACATCTGTAATGCAACTGTAAGAAAAAACGACAGATGTGCTGATGGATATGAGCATCAGATGCCTGATGGTAATTGGATGTGTGGTAAAGAACACGAAGAAGCGTATAACTTCTCTCAAGAGGAGATAGACGAAACATTTAAAGAATACAAGGCTTCTGTTAATATGAGCCACTCTGAATTAAAGAGATGGTCTGAAACAAAGTGTAGTAAGAAGGCTAGTATAGGAAGAACTGCTATAAATAGAAACTTAACATTGCTTTCTAAAAAGAAGGCTGATTGGACTTCTGCTAACGCAACAGAAGCAAGAAAAGCTATTGCATATATAGCAAGAGCAAGAAAACAAAAACAAGGCAAAAACGTGAGTAAAGACTGCCCTTACTCAAAGAATTATATTGCTTTAAAGAATTGGGCATACGATAGAAACAAATAAAAAATATATAAAATGGCTTTTGAATTTTTAGATGATAATGTAGCTTTAATGAAAATGTTAGGGCATACTACAAGTGGAAGTGTTGAGGTATTTACTACTGCTGCTCAAACGAGTAAAAGTTTTTACTGCTTACACTTTCCCGTTGCTAGTGTTGTAGCAAGTATTGCTGCTTCAGATTGTGATGGTGTAACTGCTTTACAAACTACGCTTGCAGCAGGAACAACATTATTTATAGGAACAGTAACAGCAATTACATTAACAAGCGGAATCTGCATAGGATATAAAAAATAATAAGATATGGCAAGTACAGTAACAGCAGCAACTCTTGAAGTTGTAATATCAGAGAATCTTAGCTTAGGTGGAACTGAGTATGGTGGAACAAAAACACTATCAATAGAAAGCATAAACGAGGTTTTTAAAAGAATAGTAAAGTGTGTAAACAGTCAGACTACTACTGTTGCTACTTTTAATGGAAATGCTTTTGCATCTGCAAACGCTATTGATGTAGAAGATGCAAAGTATATAAGAGTTACAAATCTTGATGATACTAACCCTGTTGAGTTGGCTATTGTTGGTGCTGCAACTCTTTATCAGGTTAGGTTAGCGGCAGGAGAATCTCACATTTTAGGTTCGCCTGAAGATTTAATGTTGTCCGAAGCAGACACAAGTCCTAGTTTTGGAACAATGGCAGATATAGCAAGTATTCAAGTAAATCCTGCATCAAACGATGTAGATGTAGAAATTTTTGTAGCAAGTATATAATATGGCAAGTAACGAACATAGTGCTTTAGATAATGCTCAACTTCACGTTCCTAAGGACTTTAGTTCGGCATCTGCTAATACGGTTTTAATAAAGAACGGAAGCAACGCTTTAGCTTGGGTTGACGACAACTTTAGACGTATGCAACACATTAGGGTTGCAGGACACTTTAGTAAAAGTTCAACATCAGAATTTGCACCTACTTATGCGGGTGGTGTAACTCATAGTTGGGATACTGTTGTTACTGATTCTACTGCTGATGCACAAGATGCTGTTGCACAAGCACAGCTTTACTGCACTAGAGATGGATTTGTTAATGCTTTTGCAGGTGTAATAGCTTGTACTTCAGGAAAGACTATAAACCTTAAAGTATATAAAGGTACTCCTGCTGATGCAAGTGCTGCCGCTATTGACTTAACTCAATTAGGTGCTACTGCTACCGAAACAGGTGGTGGTAATACAAACGTAGATTTATTTGAAGCGGGGTCTATGGGTTCTTCTGCTGCTTTTTCTGCGGGAGATGTTATTATAGTAACCATATCGGCAGGAAACTCAGATGCAACTGTTGCAAGATTTAACGGAACATTAGAAATAGTATATACAGATTAATATGTTAGGATTAGGATTAGGATTGTCAATAGGAAATAAAAATACAGGTATAAAAGATATGCTTGGTTTGCAATTATTTTTAGAGCAACAGAATATTACTATTCCTGATATTGATAGTGATGGAGATACTGATATTAAGTGGCTTGATACAAGCGGTAATAATAATCACGCAACACAAAGCACAGATGCTAGGCAGCCTACTGTAAGTGGAAATACACTTGAGTTTGATGGTGCTGCAAACGGAACGAACTCTGATAGATTAGATTTAACTTCTTTGATTACTCTGACTACCTTTACTATATTTATGGTTTTGGATTTAGAAAATGCAAATCCTACTAGCGAAGCTGTTATAGGAAAAAGTGGAGATGCAGGTAACAACATTAGGATTAATCAAGGCGGAACTGACAATAGACTTGTTTTAAAGTCAAGTGGAGGAAGCGGTGGTGCTGTAACTCTTGATGCTCAAGGATTAACAGAGAACATACCAACTGCAAAGTTTTTATTTGGAATTACTAGGGGTTCTGCTGCTGCAACAAACAATGTTGAAATTTACAGCAACCTAACAAAAATAACAGGAACAGCAAACGATAGCGACAGCACATCTACTTTACTTATAAATAGTTTAGGATTTGTTTCAACAGCTTTAGAAACAGAGGGTTTTATAAACGAAGTTGTTGTATTTGATAGAGAGCTTAACGCTGCTGAATTAACTTCGGTACAGCAAGACATAATGAAAAGACACGGATTATAATGGCAACAGCAGCACAAGAGATAGCACTAATGAAGCATAGAATGGAATCAATGGAAGATAAGATTGATAATATGGATGAGAAGTTGGATAATCTAACAAAAAAACTTCTTGACCCTGATTTTGGTGTAGTTTCTCGTGTAAATCAAAATACTCAAGCTAGAAAACTTATTAGCAGAGCTATGTGGTCTTTATATGTAATTGTTTTAACTGCATTAGCAAGTTTATTTTTCGGAAAATAAATGATACAAAAAGACTTTACACTTAGTATAGGTAACATTATATGGGTTATAGGTATTATATTCACTATGGGTATAGCTTATTCTCAGATAGGTCAATTAGGAGAGGACATTGTTGTTCTTGAGAAAAGACTAGAAAAGAAAATAAAAGTTATCAATGAGTGTGAAGATAAGATAAACGATTTAGAAATTGAATTGGCAAAAATTAATTCTTGTAAACATAAAAAATAATGAACTGTGATTGCGAAGAAAATAAAAAGGTATGCGACTGCAAAGTAACTGCTGAACATATTGGTTTTGATGCTTGGCTAGAGGTATTAGAAGAAGAACAACTAACCTGCAATATCGAGAATCAAGAAGATTGTGAGAACTGCGGTAGCTAATGGAATTAGTTGTTTTAAGATACAATCTTTCTAACGATAGCACTAACGGTATGTTGATGAAAAAAACCTCAACAGGCTACGATTTTATGTGTTACACTTTAGAAGATGAGTACAGAGCTGTAAAGGTAAAAGGGGAAACAATGATACCTTACGGGTGCTACGAAATTAAATTAAGAAAAGAGGGTGGATTTCATAAAAAATATAGCGAAAGATTTTCTGATATACACGATGGTATGCTTCATATCGTTGATGTTCCTAATTTTGAGTATATTCTTATACATTGCGGAAATACTGATGAGCATACTGCGGGGTGCTTACTTGTTGGCGACAACCAAGAAAACAACGGATTAATTTCTAATGGATTTATAGGTAAATCTTCACAAGCATACAAAAGAATTTATCCTCAAATTTTAAATGCTTTGCAAAAAGAAGAAAAAGTTTTTATAGAGTATAAGCACATAAACGATTTCATAGATGGCTAACCCTTGCTAAAGGGTTTATAAAGGGTAGTTTATACCCTACATAATAAAGCTAAAGATAAAGCTAAGGTTATAGTTAAAGATAAAGATAAAGTTAAAGATATGAGTATTTTAGGAAAAATTTTTAGTAGTGGTGCAAAAGAGTTAGTAGAATCTGTTGGCGGTATAGTCGATGAACTGCACACATCAAAAGAAGAAAAAGCAGAACTTAAACATAAGTTTGAGGAAATGATAATGTCTTACGAAGCTAAGATGCAACAGGAGGTAACTAAGCGTTGGGAAGCGGATATGCAGGGTAATTGGCTTACAAAGTCAATAAGACCTTTGACACTAGCTTTCCTGATGATTGTATTAACTACATTTACTTTAGTTGATTTTGGATTTGTAGATATGGATATTAAAGATTCTTGGATTGACCTATGGCAAATATTAGCCATCACTTGCTTTGGTGCATACTTTGGTGGTCGTTCTTACGAGAAAGTCAAGAAATAGTTTGGTAGGTAAGTAGTTCTTTACTTACATTTGTTTTTTGATTTGTGTTATCTACACATAATTGTAATCATTTTGGGGAAAATGTGGAATAGGGTTCATTAATTTGTTCCCTATTTTTTTTGTTTAACTTTTTTTTATTATATTGCGGACATTATGAAACAATACAGACCAAGACTTACTCAAAAAGAATACGAGATAATACAAAAACATCGTGGTAGTGGTGGTGTAGGTATCATAGGAGATACTCACGAACCGTTCTGTCATCCTAGTTATAGAGATTTTTGTTATGAAGTATTCGATAGGTTTGGTGTTTCAGATATAGTACACATTGGAGATGAGGTAGATAACGCAGCACTTTCTTATCACGAGAAACTGACAGATATGCCTAACGCTGAAAGCGAAGCAGAACAAGCACAAAGAGCAATGGAGAAGTGGTATGATACTTTTCACGATGTAAAGGTTTGTGTAGGTAATCACTCGGCACTACCATTTAGACAAGCTACAACAGCAGGTATTCCTAAAAGATTCTTAAAGTCTTATGAAGAAATATGGAACGCACCTGAAGGTTGGAAGTGGGAGTTAAATTGGGAGATTGACAATGTTATGTACGAACACGGAACAGGCTCGTCAGGTGCAAGAGCTGCTGTAAACAGAGCAACTGCCAACAGACAATCTACTGTAATAGGTCATTGTCATTCTTTTGGCGGTGTTAATTATATGGCTTCTCGTAACGATTTGATATTCGGAATGAATGTCGGGTGCGGAATTGATGTAGATGCTATGGCATTTTCTTATGGTAAAAACTTTCCTAAAAAGCCTACTCTTGGCTGTGGTGTCGTTCTTGACGGTGGAAAGACTGCATTGTTTATTCCTATGGATTTAGGCTCAAAAATAATTCACAAGAATACACTCTAGTAAAACAAACTTTTTTTACTTTTTTCTTAATTTATATTAGGTTTTTAAACTAATTGTTGTATATTTGCAGCAGTTATTAACATTTAAAACCCCAATTATATGGAAAATGTAAAAGTTCAAAGCGTAAAATTAGGAGATGTTCTATTTTATTTAGACAATAAGATAGATTTATTATCTGCTCTTTTAAACGATGACGAAAAGTCAGAAGTTTATTACATAAACGAAGATAACAATAATATGAAAGAGTACACTCAAGGTAGGGTGTCTGCTCGTAAGTCAGACTTAGGAGTATTAGCAGATTTAAGAAACTCTTTAACTAACCTCAAATAAAATTATTATGTCAGAAATGAAAACAGAAACTAAGAAAGAAAGCCTAAGAAGATTGTTCACAGAGAATGGTCTAGTACAAGAAGATGTGTACAAAGACAAGCGAGGGTTTGTTATTATCACAAGAACGGGTATAGATAAGATTATAAGCAACAGAAATATTACAGTTACTTATGAGCCAATAGTTATGGAAAAAGATTGGGTTGTATTGCGTTGCTTTGCTTCAATGACTAAAGGAAAACAGATAGGTCAAACTGAGGTTCAGTCTTTTGGAGAATCCTCTAAAGAAAACACTATGGGTCTTGCAGGTAAGTTTCCCGTTGCTATGGCTGAGAAGCGAGGAAAATCAAGAGCTGTACTTATGCTTACAGGATTTTATGAGCAAGGGATTTATGGTCAAGATGAGATGGCTGACTAATGGATTGGATAGATGATATACTTGAAAGTGAGCCTATCAGTAATTCTCAGATAGCAATTATTGAGGGTTTACTTACAAGTGTTCCATACGAACCTAATGAACTAAAGGATATAGAGAACGGTATGCTACATCTTAGTTATCAAGAAGCCTACGAGTTAATTGTAAAGTTAAAAATAGACTACATACCAAAAGACCCAAGAGAACAGTTTAAAAAAATGTTTAGATATGGCAATTAGAAAACACGCAATGACCAAAGAAGGTGCAATAGTTGCAATCACTAGAAACCAAATAGGTTTGATTGATAACAAGAAAGTGCCAACGGGTATAGAAACGAACTTCATAAAATTTTATATGGAATATACTGACGATAGAATACAGGAACTATATAAAGAACAGTTCGGAATTGAATTAGTAATAGTAAAAAATAGATAAAATGAAAAAAGCAAGAAATGAATTTGAAGTGTTAATGAGAACACAAGGAGTTACAAAAAGAAAGTTTGGTCAGATAACGGGAGTTAGCGGAACTACAATAGACAAGTATTTAGAAAACCCTACAATGTTAAGATTAAAACACTTATCTTTGTTAGCTGAAAGTCAGCAGATGAAAGAAGAAGAATTGTTAACCCTTATAAACAAAAAGAATAATGAACTTTAGAATGGAGGTACTTCAATCTGCTGTTTGTAAACATTACAACATTTCCTCAAAAGAACTACATAGCAAGTCAAGGAAGATGGATATTGTAGGTGCTAGAAGAATGTTTTTCTTCTTTGCTAGAAAGCACTTCAATAAGACATACACAAGTATTGCCAATATTTTTGGTGCAAATCACGCAACTGTTATGCACCACGAAAAGAAAATGATAGGTTATCTTGAGTTTGATAAAAAAGAAATGTTGAGGTATATAAACATCAGAGATATGGTGTTTGATGAGAAAACATTTATAAATATTCGTGATGAGTACGACTGTCTTAACAGAGAAAGAATACTTATTACAGATAGAATGGATGAAATTCAAAATGAAATTAATTTAATAAATAACAAAAACGAATTTAATTATGGAAATTAACGGAGTATTAGAAGCAAAATTTGAAACAAAAGAATTTTCAAGTGGCTTTAGAAAAAGAGAGTTTGTAATCAATACAGGTGGCGAATACCCACAAGCTATAAAGATGGAGGTTGTAAAAGACAACATTGAAAAGCTAGATGTTATTAAGGTAGGAACAGAAGTTACCTGCAAGATAGACATTAGAGGTCGTCTGTACGAGGGAAACTACTATAACAACATACTTGCTTGGGCAATAAACGTAGGTGCTGCTACAAAGTCCGAGCCTAAAGAATCTGCAACAGCAGACACAGACTTACCCTTTTAAGGTAAGAATGTTGATAAGAGTATTTGATTGTGAAGTCGAACACTAAAAGAAAGAACGTAAAGAGGGTAGATAGCTTGTTAGCCAAGAACGCTGCCCTCAACGCTTCTCTCGGAATGGACAGCACCAAGACCGAGATAGAAGCTGTTAGAAAGGACATAAGAGCTAATATAAGAAAGATTAAAGATATGTGTGAGTACACATACGGTATAATAAATGTAGATGATAACCACAAAACCGTACACTAAATGAATTACGATAGTAGAGAAAAGAAGTACACAAAGGTAAAGAAATTAAAGACAAAGATTAAAAAGTCAACAGCTAAGTTCTTGCGATTTTATAATTGGGATGTAAAAGAGATAGCTAACATTCTTGGTGTTAGTCCTAATAGAGTTTACCAATACCTTAGAGATTAAATGACAAGTATTATAATATCGGTTTGTATAATTGCTACTGCATTTATCCTATCATTTATAGAGTACAACGATGAAATTTGAAACCTCAAAAGACTTTGCAAGGCAGGAGAGAGCAGCTAAGTATTTCTGCAACAAGTATGCTTACTGTTATTCAGGTCAAGGAGATTTTAGTTCGGTGGACTATGAAATGAAAAATGAAAACTTTGACAGAATTTGCGGATTTGAAGTTAAAGGATGTCCTAATCAACAGATTGACAGCAATCAATATTGCATAGTTTCTATGAAAAAGATTGTTGATTGTCAGGAAGAACAAATAAAATACGGAAAGCCTGTTATTATTTGTTGGTCTTTTGATGATGGAATATTATTTCAGAAGATAGACAATCTATCAGGAACATTTAAAAAAGGCGGCAGAAAACCACGCAAAGGTTCTGTTCACGACCAAGAGATGATAGTGTACGTTGAAAGAAATAAGTTAGAAGTTATTTGGTTTTAACAAAAATAAGTTTACCTTTGCGTAGAATTTAACCCCAAAAATTATTACAATGGCAAAAAGAATGACAGATACAGACAAGTGGAAGAAACGCTTTGTCCGTGAACTAACACCTCAACATAAGCTATTATGGTTTTACATTTTAGATGACTGCAATCACGCAGGAATTTGGGAGGTAGATATTGATGTAGCTTCTATAAGAGTAGGCTTTGACCTATCTCAAGACGACTTACCATCACTATTTGGAGATAAGGTAATATCATTTGACAATGGCGACAAATGGTTTATTCCTGACTTTATTGAGTATCAGTATGGAGAGTTAAATCAAAATTCAAACGTACATAAATCTGTAATTAACCTATTAAACAAATATAATCTTGAAGGGTATCTAAAGGGTTCACAAAGGGTAGAAAGTACCCTTAAAGATAAAGATACAGATATAGTTATAGTTAAAGAAAAGGTTAAGGCTAAAAGGTTTGCAAAGCCAACTATTGAAGATATAAAAGAATACTGCATTGAAAGAAACAACTTTGTTGATGCAGAGAAATTCTTTGATTACTATTCTTCTAATGGTTGGAAGGTAGGAAAGAATCCTATGAAAGATTGGAAAGCATCTGTCAGAACTTGGGAGAAGAACTCAACGTCAGAGCAATCGAAAGGAAAGGTACAACAATCACTAGACACTTGGCAAGAAGCTAGACAAATGATAAACAATGGATAAAGATAAAACTAAACAGGTGTGGTATAGGTTTAGCAAAGACCTAGAGCAACTAAATATTGATTGTGTAGATTTACTAAGCAAGTGCTACATTATGTTGGGTCAGCGACCTGACACGCAGCAGGTGGTTATGATGAGTAAGATGTTGGTAGATGACCTATCAAGGTATTACGGTTCAATGGAGATGGAGGAGGTTGCCTTTGCGTTTGAGCAAGGAATAAGACATTCTGAAAGCGGTGGATTTGTAAACGTAAGGAGTTGGAATATTTGGCTTAAAGAATACAAGGCTAAAGCTATGCTTCGCAGACAACAAAACTATATAACAGATTATCAAAAGAACCAACAACAGCAAAAGCTGATTGATGAAACTATTAATAAAGCAAAAAAATTAAAATAATGGGAATTTATAAGCACGTACAGAATATAGTAGTAGAAGATAAAAACGCATTATCTAAGGTAGTAATTCCAAAAATAATCAACTCAGATGTTGGGTTTCAATTATACTTTGGCAAAATGGAAACAAGAGAAAGTATAAGCACTAAAGTTACAAGGAATGAAGAAAGTATAAGAGTTTCTGACCACTACGGAAACTATTAATATGGCTAAAAGAACTATAAATTGGGCAAGAGTTTACTATAAGATAGCAAACAATAAAACGGTATCTAGGAGGTGGTTATCTAGGTTAGATGAAATTTTTGTAACAACTGACGACCTACAAGAGTTAAACAAAGACAAGATGATTCTTTATAGGTTAGCTAACAACTGCAACAAAAAGATTGACGACATAGACATACAGATAAATGCAGTAGAGTTTATAAGCGAACACGGAGAAACAACAGATAGATTTTAATATGAAACAAGAAAGACCATTTGAAACAAAGAGGTTTATATCTTCTTTAGAAAGTCCTATTGTTCATCAGGGCAATATAGATGAGATACTAAGGATTTGCAGAGAGTATTATAAATTTAAGGAAAAGTGTAGAGAACATAATTTATCTTGCGATGATGATTTGCTAGGAATAGAGAATATATACAAAACAATAAAAAAATAATATGGAAACTATACTACTAATATTGTTGCTTCTTTCAGTTTTATATATTATATTTGCACAAAGACACACTCAATCTGACATATCAGACATTGAATTTCGTATGCAGATACTAAAATATACTTGTCAAGAGTATGAGAATAGGATTAATAAATTAGAGAATAGTTTTGCAAAGGTTAACACCAACATTAAGCGAAGAAAAAATACAAATCGCTATCGTAGAATACTTAAAACTTCAATATCCAAATGCGTTGTTTACTGCAACAATGGGTGGTCAGTTTCAAAAGCACTTCTCACAAAGGCTAAAAGCAAAACGAACAGGGTACTTGAAGGGAGTATCAGACCTGCTTATATTCGAGCCAAACGAAAAGTACACAGCTTTGTTTATAGAGCTAAAGAAAGACAAGAAATGCTACGCATCCAAAGAACAAAAGATGTTTATTAAAAACGCACTAGACAGGGGGTACTACGGTATATGTTGCAAGGGGTTCGACCATTGCAAAGAAATAATAGATAAATATTTTAAAAACGAATTATAATGGATAAGAGTAAACACTATTACGACTATACTAGGAACTGCTCTTGTGGCGGTGCTTGTTTATGCAGGAGAGTAGAAGAAGAAAAAGAAGATATTTCTGTTCCTAGTTATTACATAGGAAACAATGGCTATGAAGCAAGGAAAGTTATATCGGGATTTGATTTATCCTACAATGTAGGAACTGCCACAACATATCTTTTACGTTGTGGAAAGAAAAAAGAACAAGGAATGACTGACAAAGATAAACACATTGAGGACATAGAAAAGGCTATGAACCATTTGATATTTGAACTAGAAAGACTTAAAGATGGAAAATAAAGATATTAAAGTATTGGTTATAGAGCAACTAATTGTTCAGTACAAAGAAATGCAAGAGAAAGAGGACTACTCTTTTGTAACAAAAGACACTTTGCTAGAAGAAATTTCAAGATTAGAAATGATGGTAAAGTATATGGATAAATTTAAAGATGCAGAGCCAACAACAGAGATAGAAACTGCGGAAGTAACTGCTAAAGAAACAAAAGAAGATGAGCATTAATATATACGACAGAAAAGATATGCGTGGAGGTGGATATGCTAAACGTAAGTTCACACTAGAAGAAGCGGATGCAATTCGTGCCGAGTATAAGGCGGGAGGTATAAGTCAAAATCAGTTAGCGGCAAAGCACAATGTTAGTCAGCCAATAATAAATATGCTACTGAAAGGAAAAACTTATACGAAATAATTTGGTATTGTAATAAATTATTTATATGTTTGCCTTGCAAATGGGGGGAACTCAGGGGGGTACACTAGGGGGTACACTAGGGGGGGGTCTTGATGCAAACAACAATACAGAATAATAACCTAAATAAAATATTACATTATGAACTACGATGATTGGAAATTAAGTACACCTGAAGATGAGATGAGCTATGCACCTGAAGTATTAGAAGCTGACGATGTATCTGCTTGGTTGAAAGAACAAGGTGCAGAGAATATAGATGTAAGACAAGGAGAGATAGATGTAGATGTTACATTTGACTACGAGGGTGCTTACTACATTTTAGAAGATTTAACTTTATTAAAGTACGAAGATATAAACTCTATACAAGGTATGATAGGTATGTATGACGACACAGGTACTACTTGTTGTGGTGCAGGTTATGATAGCGACCATAGAAGATGTAACAACTGCAAAGAAGCGTTTTAATAGTACACATTGTGTTTTGTGTGATTTGTTTTGTGTTTAGATGAAGGGTGGGGGTTTTTTAGTTTCCCTCACTTTTCATCTTTTTTTTATTTCTTTTCTTTTTTTTTTAAATTATATTTTTTTTGATTTTTAAACTTCTCAAGTAACTGCGAAGTAACTGCCAAGAAACTGCCAAGTAACTGCTAAGGAACTGCCAAGTAACTGCTGATGGTAGGGGTAGGGGTGTCCTGATGAGCCAAATTCTGTGTTGATATTTTTTTTAAAAAAACATTAGAAAATATTAGGATATTAAATTTATTTTGTTATTTGCGTGTACTTATATAGCAAAACAAGTATCAAACTTTTTTACAATTATTTTAAAAAAACATTAGGATATTAAAAAAATAGTGTTATGTTTGCAATGAATTTAAAACTAAAACATTATGAACACAACAGAAAACAACAAACTAATAGCAGAATTTATGGGTGCTGTCGGCACACCTAAATATAATCCTACGGAGTGGGATGTGTACCTCACAGGATGTTTAGACGTTGATTCAGACGATGAAAATGCACAACATTTCTACACTCCTGATGAAATGAAATACCACAAATCTTGGAATTGGCTTATGCCTGTAATTAGTAAGTGTTTGGAGATAGGTAAAAATGTACCTATTGAAAGAATTTATCATAGTTTACATACACAAGACTTATCATTTGCGTACAAATCAGTAGTAGAATTTATTAAGGGCAGAGGGCTAAACTCTGTGTCAGTTACAAACAATTATGAAATAGAAACAGACAATTATATAAAATGGTTTAAAGAAGAAAACTCTGACCAATATGGAGAACTTAAATGGTTAATAGATTTACTATTAAATAGTAAACATAAAGATAATATAATTGATGTGTTAAAAACAACTAATGAGGATTATGTATTATAAAAAAAAGTATTATATTTGTAAATAATTTAAAACTAAAACATTATGAACACAACAGAACAAAGAGCAGGAGGTTATATAAACGAGGTTTCGGTAGCTAAATCAAGAGCAATTAAAACACCTTTGCACCTATATCCTGAATGGAATACTAAAGTAAACAAATGTAATTCACTAGAGGAGATACAAACTTTATTAAAGAAAGATAAAAATAATTAGGTTTATATTAAAAAAGTTTATTATATTTGCCTAACAAAACAATTAATAACAACTAAAACACAAGACAATGAAAGATTTAATAGCAAATAATATTTTAAGAGAGAAGTATTCATCTAGGGGAGGGGGTATAGAAATTGACCTAACAGACTTTGGATATGATGGAGAAAAAATGACTACATATCAAAACTATCTAGGAGGAGGTATGCTAGGTAGCGTAAGCAACGATTGTACTATATCAGGATATTGGCAACACGACAACGACCTACAAGAAATACAAAGAAACCTGAACGAATACTATTGTGAGCAAATAGGTGCAACGACAGAGGACTTTGACAACAGACCTACATCAGCGTACTAAAACAAAAGAAAGTAGCTTAAAACACATTAAAACAAGAAACAATGAGAACATTTGAATATAGAAGTAGCGAATTAAACAATATGGTAAAAGATGGATACGAGAATAGCCATCGAGAAATTGACTACTACAAGATTAATTTAAAGATATGGGATACTAAAAACAATAGCACCAAGACCTTATCAATAACTAACAAAGAATACAATAAGATAAAAGAAATACTTTTGGAGGATAAAGAAAATTAAATTTTTGTGTTTTGTTTTGTTTTAAAAAAAGTTTGCAATTTATTTTGTAGGCTTTTTTTTTATGTAGTATCTGCCGAGTATCTGCCGAGTATCTGCCAAGTAACTGCCAAATCTATAATGATTTTTTTATTGTGTGTTTTTGGCTTTTTTTTTGCTCTTATTTAGAATGATTATAAATAATAACTTGTTAATAACTTTATGCTTTTTTTATTGTGAGATTAAAAAATTAGTGTATTTGCGTGTACTTATATTAGAAAGTTAAATTTTAAAAAAAAAATCATTTTTTATTAGGATATTAAAAAAGAATGTGTAAGGAGTTAAAAAAGATTAAATTTATTTGCTTTGTATTAAAAAACTTTTATATATTTGCGTATTATTAATCAATTAAAAATATTATGATTTCTTTAAAAGAACAATTAGAACACGAACAAAAGACAGCAATTAAATGGATTAACCTTTATAAAGATACCCATTCAAAAGACGTTTGCTTTTGGCAAGGTTATTTAAATGCTATAAATAAATTAATAGAATTAAATAGATAACAACTAAAAACATTAATTTAATTTAAAAAAAGATGCAAAACGACACAATAAGCGAAAGACTAGAACTAACACTAGGAAACATCAAACACCAACAAAACCTTGTTTTGTGGGACGACCTCGAAAAATTAGAGGAAGTACTAGAAAGAGTACAAGAACTAGAGAAACAAAACGAATTTTTAAAAGCTAAAATATTAAATTTAAAATATAAAATTCCAATAAGAACTAATTTAATTTAAAAATACTATGAAATATTACACCAACCCCAAACACCAAGAACGACCAACCGAAAAAGTAAATTTACAGGATGTTATTTTATTACTTTCTTTCACTTTTATTTTCGTTCTACCATTTATTAACGCATTAATCAAAACAAATTTTTAATATTATGAAAGTTTACAATTTAAGAAGTAGAAATGGAAATTTTGTACCTAATCAGTTTGAAATTTACCATAAAAACGAGTTATTTTTTCAATCATACAAAACTATAATTGCAAAGATAGATAAGAACGGAAAAACAATTTTAGATACTTTTGCCCTAGAATATAGCAGAACAACAAGCAAATATCTTTATCATTTTTTAGGATATGATAGAAAAGAAATACAAAACAGAATAAAAAACAAATCAATAATTTTAAAAAACCTAAACTAATGAATGTATTAAAAATTAACATAGGATTAAATAACAATCCTTTAAACGCTGAACAGATAAAACAAATGTTTTATAAAAATTCTATCTTTGAGTTTATACTCTTTGAAGAAAGAAAAGGAGAATATAAAAACAACTATGAACCGACCTTATTAATTGAAGGAGAAACAAAGCAAACACCTGAACAAGTAGAAAGTTATATATTTTTATTATGTAGCTTATTAACTCAGGAATGTATACCTTTTGCGTTTGAAGAGCTTTTAAGCAAGGAACAAAAGCAAATCAATAAGTTAGTATATAATAAAACTTTTAAAGGCTTAAAATTCAAATTTGATAAAGACTATTTTTTAACTATTGGAAACAATACAAACAACTAAAAACAATGATAGACCACAAATACAAGATCGAATATCTAAACTTATGTAAGACTTTCGGAACGTTTGAAATTGATTCTATTTTTACCTTTGAGAGATACAAAGAGATAAGAAAAGAACATACACAAAGCCAAGTAATTAACGAAATTTACAATCTTTTAAAAGTATGAAGTTAGAAAGCTACAACCCGCCCTTTTTTATTATACTAATATTGATTATTTTAATATTTTTAATGTAAGAAAGTACAAATAAATTAACAAGGATTAGAGAGTATAAAAGCTTTTTAATCCTTTTTTTTGTGCTATGTTTTTAAATTGGATAGATAATTTAGCAAAATAGTAGCATTTTTCAAGGAATTGTGCAACTTTTCAAGCTAGAATCTGCAATATTTGTTGAAAAAAGACGTTTTTTTTAATATTTGAGAGATAAAAGTCCGTCAAATTTTGCATAAAGATAGTATTGCCACATCCACATAACCACAAGATTTTCAAAGTCAATTTTATATGTTAATTAGGGTTAGTATTATTTGTAGAGTTACAATATATACTGTTATGCTTTAAGTACGTTTATTCAGCGTTGCAAGAACACCACGAAGTTAGTATTAAGATAATAGACTATTACGCAAAAATTGGAAGGAAACTAAAAATAGACCCCCATATTACACAAAAAAAATTTTGAAGTCCTATTTTATAGGCTGAAGGGTTTGTGAAGGGTATGCTGTACCCTTATAGATAAAGCTAAAGCTATAAATAAAGATAAAGATAGGGTTAAAGGTTTTTTTATTATATTTGCAATATGTCTAAAGAAAAAAAAGGTAATCCTGCTTTTGTTGTCGGCAACGCATTAGGTGGTCGCACAAAGGGTTCTATGAACAGAGTAACAAAATTCTCAAGAGAGGTTTTGACTATGGCATTGGCAGGTCAGGAAAAGAATATAATGTTTGCTCTTGAGGAGTTAGCAGAAAAAAATCCTGAAGCATATATCAATGCTGTATCTAAACTTCTTAACTATGCAATACCCAAACTGCAATCAACCGAAGTAAACTCAAAGAGTGCTTCTAAAATAGAAATAACTCTTGACGATACAATGACGGTTGACGACCTCAAAAGACGTATGGAGGAAATGGAAGCAGACGAAACGGATTACGAGGAAATAGATGAATAAGGATGCTAAAAAACAAATGCTCAAGGCAATGGAGAAAGCCATTTGCGAGAAGTCCTTTTACGAGTTCTTTATAAAAGCATTTCCAATAGCAGAGCCATCTGTTCCGCTATCAATAAATTTTCATCATAAATACCTTTGCGATATTCTACAAGCAGAAGCAGAAAGAATAAAAGACGGTAGAGATAAAGACAAAGACATAATTATAAACATTCCGTTCCGTAGTAGTAAGTCATTACTCGTTACGGTGCTGTTTCCCGCTTGGTGTTGGGCAGTACATCCAAAGATGAGGTTTATCACAGCTTCATACTCTGCGGAGATTAGTATTGAACACGCAACAAAGTCAAGAGATATAATAAATAGCGAATGGTATCAAAGCCATTGGGCAGAAGAATACCAAATTAAAAAAGACCAAAACCTAAAAGCTAGATACGAGAACACACATCTAGGAGTTAGGAGAGCAACATCTGTCGGAGGTTCGGTAACAGGACAAGGGGGAGATATAATTCTTGTCGATGACCCCACATCTCCAAAAAACGCTGCTTCGGAAACAGAAAGAGATAATGCAAACGAATGGTATAAATCAACACTATACTCAAGACTTAACGAACCTACAAAGGGAGTTAGGATAATTATTATGCAAAGAGTACACGAGGACGACCTAAGCGGCTATTTACTATACCATTCTCCCGACAAACACAAGCACATCTGTATTCCTGCGGAACTATCCCCAGACCTGAAACCAAAAAATCTTGAAAAATTTTACCAAGAGGGTCTTTTTTGGAAAGATAGATTTTCACAGGCAATACTAGACGACTATAAATCAGCACTAGGCTCTTACGGGTATGCAGGACAACTACAACAACGACCAACTCCTGCTGATGCAGGTATGATTCAAAAGAATTGGTTTGCGATAGATAAAGAAAAAGAAGAAGGAATTGTTAATTTTGTTATCGACCCTGCATATACAGCAAGTAGCAAGAACGACCCTTCGGCACTAATGGCTTATATATACAAAGATAAGACTTGGCAAATTACAGAAGTACAGGAAGTAAGATTAGAATTTCCTGAATTAGTAAAACATATAAAACTATTCGTAAATAAAAACGGATATACTAGCCAATCTAAAATATTTGTAGAACCAAAGGCAAGTGGTAAATCAATCGTTCAGACCCTAATTAGAGAAACGGGATTGAATATTAAAGAAGATAAACCACCAACAAAGGATAAAGTAGCACGAGTACAAGATATTAGTGCTAGTATAGAAACAGGAAGGGTGTCTTTGCTTAAAGGACATTGGAACGAGAACTTTTTACTGCAATGTCAGTCATTTCCTGCTGCAAAGCACGATGATATGGTAGATTGCCTTGTAATGGCTCTTAATAGACACTTTTCAGGACAAAGCGTAGTATTTTTTGGATAATTTGCATATAAAGATGAATTTGACAAGAAATTGCGAAACTATTTACATTTTTTAACTAATATTTGCACTATGAATAAAGTTGACACCCTTAACGACAAACACGGTAAGTTAATTACAGACCACTTACGATTTTTGCAGGGTAGAGTTTACAAGGTAACTGAACACGACAACACTACAAAAAAGTTTAATCAGTTTCAGGGAATATTGAATAACATAATAGATTATTCAAATGATTTCAAATCTAACTCTAACGAAGGAGAGGGATTGGAGGAATGGGTATATATGATACCTAATCTAACACTTTATGCTAGTATTGGTTTCTTAATAGGTACAAGGACAGATAATTTAGAGCAACACATTGATTTTGAGCAAGAGTTGACAGTATGTATGAGTAGCACTATGAATACAGTCGGAGAACTAAGCGATATGCTTACCGACCTTAGTGTTATGGAAGAAGTTAATAAAATAATGGGAAAATGCTAGTAATAGACATCAACGGAAAACAAAAAGACATTCCAAGCGATTGGAGTGAAATGACACTCGAATATTATTGTGGTATTTATCAAATATTACAAAAATACAAGAGAACTGAAGAACAAGAAAAGGATGACGAAGGAAAAGACCTAACTAAGTTCTTCTTTACTCAAGAAATTAAGATGTATAACGATTTATTTTGTTATATGACGGGAATGAGCAAAGAAAACGTAAAAAAGGTAAGGACTGAGGAGATAGAAGCTGTAATTAGTTCTTTAGACAACATATTAGAGGATTATAAGCCAACGGGTATGACATTCTTTGAATTTGAGGGAGAAACTTATTATTTTCCTATGGATTTCTTTAGAGAGGGTACTTTTGGAGAATATATAGAGAGTACGCAGTTAGAAATGAACACGGAGTACCTGAAGAACGGTAGATTTGATATTTTACCCGAACAGATGGCTATTTTGTGTAAGGCGGTTGACGAGGAGGTTGACTTGGATAATATAGACGAAAAGGCTAAGGCTTTTAGGAAATTGACAATGGACATCGTATGGGAGTTCGCTTTTTTTTTGAACAGACAAACGAGCAACTCACTAAACGTTATCCAAACCTTTTTAGGAGTGGAAGCTCAAAAAGCATAGCGGTAATGAAGGCTAGTAAGATAATGAAGCCTTACGGTTGGTTGAATACCCTATATGACATAGCTTTAGACGGTATTTTTACAAATAAAGGTAAAGATTCAATACAAAGTGTAAAAGATGAGAAGTTTTATAAAGTAATGACATATTTATCTTGGAAAACATCAAAAGGCGACTTTGAAATGGCAGTACAAGAAGAACATAACAAACAAGTTAAGAAATAATGAGTTTTAATAAATTAAGAGAGTTAACTAACAAGTTTGAGCAAAAATGGATAAATGGCGGCTTTATCTTTGGTTACGAGAACGAAATCAACGAAAAGCACGACAACGATTACCCATTGTTGGTAGTTTTACCTCCAAGCTCAACACTTCCTGCTACTGAAGGCGATAGTATGGAAGAATACACCTATGAGTGTTTAATAGTAAAGCCTTACTTTCAGAACCACGCAGGTTCTCTTGATTCTGTTTTAACATTGTTAGAGCAAGAAGCATTGAGTTGGTTGCAAAGGGTTTTGGATAGCTACCCAAATAAAGAAGTAATATTAAGTCCTGACAGTATATCAGTTGAACGAGAAAAAGAATTATATAACGACAAGTTGATACAAGTCAGGCTTAGTTTTACTCTTAACGCATTTTCACACCACTTTTCGCACTATGACGACATATCTATTTCAAATCTTAGTCCTAGTGTATGGTTAAGGTCTGATTTAGGTGTTAAAACACAAATGTTTGGGGGAAGCGAGGTTGTAACAAGATGGAAAGACCAAAGTGGTAATTCTAACGACTTTATACAGGCTACCTCAACAAAACAGCCATCATTTAACTATGAGGACACTACAAATGGTTATCCTTACCTTAATTTTGACGGAACGGATGACTTTATGCAATGTGTGAACAATTCTATTGATGGAACGTCAGATTCTTTAGATAGAGCAATATCTATGTTCTATATAGCTAAGACCAACGCTTTAACAACAGGCTCTCTTATATCTAAAAACGCTTCTAATGCTGCTTTTCCTCAAATAGATATTAACGCAAGGGTAAATGACGGAGAATCAAATTGGAACAATTACCTTCAAGATAGTCAAGATGATGTTTCTAGTCATATATACACAACTGATGTTTTAAACACAACGGGAGTATATGGATTTGCCTTAAAATCAAATGGTCAAATGAAATCATACTATAATGGTGCTTTGGTTGATACAGAAAACAACGCAAGTTTTGACCCACAGCCATATACCAACGTATATCCAATAATGTTGGGTGCTTCTAGGTTTGTTTCTCCTGCAAACTTTTTAAACGCACAGATACAGGAGATACTTATATTTGACAAAGAGCTTACAACAGACGAAGCATTGCACCTATCAAAATACTTACAACATAAATACAACATATAATGGCATCAGCAGAGCTAATACAAAAACCAATAGCATACACAAGAGGATTAATTTCAGTACACGAACCTATAAAGTTTACGTTTAGGTTGTCTGATTCTACCGAAATAGAGAAATTTTCATCTTGTTTGTTTATAATTACACCTAGAAATTCTCGTACTAATGAATACGAAAACGAAAATCAAACTACGATAAGGGTTCAGCCATCAATAAATGTTCCTAATCTACCTGCAACCGAAGGTGGAAATAAAGCTATTGTAAACGACTTTGTTCTTGACGTAAGTAGTATATGTAGAGATTACCTTTCTTACGACCTAAGAGCCTGTACTCAAGACACCTCAGCAGGTGTCCGCAGAGATATTACGCAGTCTATGCCATCATACAATATGTTTAAGGAGTTTAGTGTTAGGTGTCGCCCTGAAAAAATTAATTCATCAGGAGTTTTAACACCTGAAACAAGTCTTGACGTTACCCATAACTTTAAAGTCGCTAACGTAGCTTTTTCTCACGAAGAACAGAACAGCTTTTATGTGGCAAATAAGTTATATGAAAATGGTACACAATTTCGTTCAAACGAAAGTTTATTTAAAATATTTACTCATAGCGAAAACAATACAACGGGAAGGCAAAAGTTTCTTACGCTAAAACCAAACCACAAGGTAATAGGTGTTGATGAGTCAGAGTATATTACCGCTATTATGCAAAAGGGTACTACGGACTATCCTTACGCACAGATAAGGTTTACACTTAAAAATGGAAATGGATTAAGCGATGGCGATGGACATACACTAGCACTTAATATAAACTTTTCTGCTCAAGGAAATGGAACTTATAGTTCTTCAGGCGGTCTTTATCATTGGGGAGGAAGTGCTTCTAACAACGCTTTTACTTCCTATAAGCCTGAGCTTGGTGTCTTTCAGTTGGGAGTAGGAACAAGAAATATAAAAGAAGCTATTAAAGGTTGGACTTCGAGAGATTCAACCAAGACCACTCCACCGATAGGAGATTGGAGTAATATAGTTTCTTATACAGTAAAAACCCTTCTTACAGGCGACCAAGAGAGAATAGGAGAAACACTTACCTATCACATAAATCACGATTCAGAAAACGACAATTATTTTGGAAAATCGGTAAGGTTTCATTGGCAGAATAGACTAGGAGGTATAGACAGCTATACTTTTGATGGTATGGCAACGGAAGGAATAAATGTTTCTTCCAAGATGTACGAGCAATCTATATATCCACATTTTACAGCACAGATAGCTAGTGCAGCATCTAACACTTTTTTATTCAACAATGAAGAAAGTCCTAATACAAGTTTAAAGTATGGCGGCTTAAATAATCGAGTTGGAAGTCTTACATCAGACGAGTACAGAGGTGTCAGCAAATCGACTGTAAAAGCCTTTAGAGAGGGTCAGGCGGTATCAAGTCCATACCCAAAACAACTTAAACCTATGATGGAGGATTTATTATCTTCTCCTAACGTATGGGTAGAAAGAGGTTGGAAGGGTAGAGAAGTGTTTAGAGATAACTTTGATAGTCTTGATGACTTAACAAATAATTGGACTTTAGTGGGTGGAGGTGCTGTAACTGTTGACGGTTCAATAGTAACCAATGAGGGTCATACAGCAGGTTCAGGTAACTATGTAAAAGGAAATAATAGCGGGAATGATGGTATGACCATAATATCTAAAAAGCTATTTGCTTATGACCCTACAAAAATATATGAAGTTGAGATTAGAGTTAAGGATATAGTATTATCGGGAGCAGGAATAACTTACTGCGGTCTTACGGGATTTAAGGCTGATAAGACTACCTATGTTACCTCTAATGACGGTTCTGATAGTATCGCACCATCTCACTACTGCACTTTAAATGGTCTTAACCTGCCAAATGACAACGAGTGGGAGGTTCATAGGGGTTATCTTTCAGGTGTTGCTTCTCAGGGAGATGACTACCAAGCTGCTACCACCACTCCTTCTAGTTCTCCTAATTTTCCTGCTAAGGCTTTTAACGAGGATATAAAATTCTTTAGTCCTGTTGTTTTATTAAATTACAACGGAGTAGCAGGAGAAGTTAATGTAGATTACGTTGTGGTAAGAGAATACGAAAGCGATTTGCCAATGACTAGCGGATGGTATAGTACATTAAACAAGAACTACTATGTTCCTGTAAATATAAAAGATGCTTCTACATCAACATTTGATAGCGAGAATCAATCTACTATGACAATAAACTACGTTGAAAGTAAAGAAAAAAGAACTATACAATAATGGCTGAAATAAAAGTTGAATTAAGAGATTTTACAAATAATATACTAGGTAGTCTTGATATTACTTCTAGTGATAACTTCCCTTTGTCTTTAACGTATCAGAATTTTGATGTTAGAGATTTTAATTCAAGAAACGGTAGTTTTAGTAAAACTTTTAAAATACCTGCTACTAAAAACAACAATGTATTATTAGCTCACATTTACCAAGATGGTAATGTTGATTCGAAAAACACTAGAACAAATATACCATCAACAATATACTCAGACAATATTCCAATAGTATCGGGTAATCTTAAAGTAACAAAGATATTAAAAGATACTAATGTATTAGAGTATGAGTGTAATTTCTTGGGAGATAATATGGATTGGGCATCAACCATAAAAAACTTAGATTTACACGAACTTAGGTTTAGTAATGATACATATACAACATACCCCCCTACTAGCGAGGGAAGCTATGTTTATGAAAATACAATAACATTAGCGGGTAACGCTAGAGATTACACAAACTTTAACAGTAACAGAGATGTCCTTCATTATCCGTTGGCTACCTATGGAGATGGTGTTAGCTCAAGACAACAAGTAACAGAAGGAGATTTTGCACCTGCTTTTTACTTAAAAAACATTTGGGATAAGATATTTTTAGCACAAGGATATACGGTAGATAGTGAGTTTTGCAACAGCAACTATTTTAAGTCTTTAATTGTTCCTTTTGACTTTGAAATCAAAGCACAACAAAACAACTTTAAGTATGGTAACATAACAAAAGAAGGGGGATATACATTGCTTGATAGTTATTTTTATAACGTTACTACTGCCACACAACCCAACTCTATTGGAAATGTTGAAGTAAACAGAAACGGACAGATACCATCAGGAACTTACGCAAATTCTTACGTCAAGTACGCTTTTAGTGGAGATGCTATTGTTGATGATGCTGATGTTCCCGCTTCTAACAGCACGGGTAATGTTCAAAGGGGAACAAGTAATAAAAATACTCTGCTTGTAAAAAACTTAAATGGGGTTCACAAATTATCTTGGGATATAACAGCTAGGTTTTTTAGAACTCAAAATAATTATGGAGGAAACTTTAAAGTTAGAGGAGAGGTTTGGCAGGTTGAAGATGACGACAGTACAGATATTTACGCAGCAGAAGCATCTACGGGAGATTCTTTAGTTGGATATACTAAAATATGGGAACAAGAGTATGATGAGGCAATAGATGCACCCTACGATGTAACAAGAAATTGGAAAGATGATATTGATATTTCAGGAAATGGAAGTGCTAAGTTTTTATTTTGCATACAGGTAGATGCCGATTATAGTGCGGGAAATGGACAAAGTGTTACTTTTGGTTTTGAAAGTGGAACTTTTGAAATATCGGGTTCTGAAGAAATTACAATAGGAACAGACTTAAACGATATACACTTTTTTATTCCTAACGGAAAGCAATCTGACTTTGTTTCAGGTGTTGCTCAGATGTTTAACCTTCAATTTAAAACAGATGCAGCAAGTAAAGTTATAAAGATAGAGCCTTACGATTACTTTTACAAGCCAACTAGCCAAGCTGTTGATTGGACTAGCAAGATAGATTTTTCAAAAACAATTCAAGATGAATTTATACAAGATGTAAAATCAGAGCTTATATTTAAGTACAAGGATGCTTCTAACGATGCTATGTTAGAAAGATACAATAAAAAGTCAAGCACAGATTGGGGTGCTTATAGAGAGGTAGATTCTAGCGGAGTATTCTCTGATGGAACATACAAGGTTGAAAACAAATACTTTGCTTCTTCCTTTAACTTTTTGGAGTATGATTACGTTGATTCAGATGCAGGACATAACAGGCAGCACGCTGCTAATGTTCCTATGTACTTCAATGAGTTTTCTAACTTAGACTTTCCAAGATTCGTAGAAAGAGGGGAGAAAGACTATGGAATAGGTGCTAGGGTTTTAATTACTATACCCGTTACTAGCGGAACTACAACATACTCAACAGCATTGTTCCCTTTTGGGGGTCAAGGTGGAGCTTCGGGATATTCATATAATAGTAACTCAGAAATATCTCCGTCAGATGTATTTAACTTAAAGTTTTGTAGGGCTAACTTTATTCATTTTCCACAGATGACAGTACCGACAAGTGTAATACCTAGCGACTTGGATGTTACGGATAATGATGCAGTTATAGCAGTATATGAACAAAGAGTTAAACTAAGTATGGGTACATACAATGGAACTGAGGTGTTCTTAGACCCTAATTTATCTTTTAATGACATTTACATGACTCCCTTTCAAGCATCATTTACAGGTGTTTTTCAGTTTAGAGGTCTTTATCACACTTTTTACAATAAAATGGTATCTCAATTAAAACAAAAACCTAGAATAAAAAACATATACTTAAACTTAAATCAAACTGACATTGCTTCACTTGACTTTCAAAGGCTTATTTTTTTAGAAGGATTGTATTACAGAATTAACAAAATAATTGACTTTAAGCCACATTTAAAAGAAAGTACAAAGGTAGAGCTTGTAGAGTATTTTGAATTAGGTAAAGAGCAAAGCTTATCGGGAGATGTGTTTTATCTTAATAACATAGTAAATAAATTTTAAAAATGGATTTAATTTCACAATCAAGAATATTTAAAAGAACAAAACCTGTTCAAGACAAAAAGTCAACGGATAGAGTTTACTGCACTATTGATGGAGTTTTAACTCCTGTTGTTTTTAAATCCTATCAAAACCTATACACTACTTATGATGATTTATTTGTTACGAGCATTAAAAAGTTAACGCTTCAAAAATCTTTAAAGGGGATTAGGTCTTTGTCGAAGGTTTTGTCAGATGAAACAACAACAACAACAACTACTGCTCAAGGAGGAACTGTTACAACAACTTCTATTGTAACTATAAATCCTGTTTGTGTTTTTGACTATCACAGCCACATAAAAACATCATCGGGTAATTTATCTTTTTGGGGTAGTTCTTTCGGCTCTGCAAAATTAACTCAGTCAACAACAGCCAACCAACCGTCTTTAGGAAAGTATGGGGAAGGAAAAGATGGATTTACTCCTATATACTTTAACGCAGAACAATCTGACTTTATGTCCTTAGATTCTGCCATTACGGTAACGGGAGATTTTACAATGTTTTTTTACATAGAGCCAATAGGAAATCCTGTAAACAAATACTTTAGGTTGTTAGGTAAAAGTGATGACAATAATATGTTTTTATCAATAGGAGAACAGGGAGATAAATCATATAAGTTGAGTTTTGATGGCTCTACATCTACGCAACTTGATGTAACACAAACATATTGGAATCCTAGCAGCAAAAAACTGCTCATTACAATACAAAGAAGTGGAACAACACTTTACGTAAGAGAGAACGGAACGGAAATAGATAGCGTGTCGGTTTCTGCAAATGATTTTACTTTTGACCAAGTAGGAAAGCTAGGAAACAATACTAGTTTTTTCTTTAATGGCTCTATATATCACTTTTCTGTTTTTGATGGTTACCTCAAGAATAACTTGTCTAAAATTGAAGATTCAATAATTAAGTCAGCATCACAAGTAAAAGGAGTTTAATGAATATAGAACAACAGATAGAAAAAGAATTAGATGCGATAGGAAGAACTCTTGTTCAGAGGTTTCGCAAGGAGTTGGTAAATCAAGGGCATATTGCAACGGGTAAGCTACACGACACAACAAAGCATAAGGTGCATTTTAAAGGCGATGTAGCAACGATAAAGATAGTTTCAAAGACTAATTACTCTAAAGCTGTAAACGATGGCACAAAACCTCATACACCTAACTTAGATGCTATACTTGATTGGATAGATGATAAAAAGATTTCATACTCAAGTGAAAACGAAAAGCATCAGATAGCAGCAGCAATTATAAGAAGAATAGAAATAGAGGGTACACCAACAAAAGGTAGTTACAATCCTGACTACACATCTAACGGATACAGAAAAGGATATATAAATCGTGTTGTTGGATTTAGTAAGAAGGGAATAAAAAACAAACTTCAAAAGAAATTTGGAGATATAATAAAAACAGAATTTAGAAAAGCAACCAAGAAATAATGGCAGGAGAAAATATAGATTTCAAAGTAAGAGTATTAGGTGTAAAGCAACTTGTTGACTTAAACAGCCAAATACAAGCTACCTCTAAGCAGTTAAGCGAAAAGAAGAAAGCTCTAAAGACAGACGAGAAGGGTCAACAGGAAAATATGAAGTCCGTTCTTCAGCTTACAGACACTTTAAAAAAGCAAAGAAAAGAGTTTAGAGAAGGCACTAAACAGCAACAAAAGGTTCAAACAGAAACCAAAAAGACTACTAGCTTTACTATGAAGATGGCTACTGCTTTTGGGGTTGCTCAACTTGCTGTTGGTGGATTTCAAAAGGTTGTAGGCTTTCTTTCAAGTCAAATGAAAGACAGTATAAATGTCTTTAAGGAGTTTGATTTTCAAATGCAGAAGGTTCGAGCTATTAGTGGTGCAACAGATTTAGAGTTTAAAAGACTAAAAGAATCTGCTGAAGCATTAGGTAGAACAACATTCTTTACTGCGACACAGGTAGCCGAGCTGCAAACAAACTTATCTAAACTAGGTTTTACTGCCGAAGAAATACTACTAGCACAAAATGCAACATTGGCAACTGCTACTGCAACAGGAGAGAATCTAGCAAGAACAGCAACAGTAATGGGTTCTGCTATACGAGGTTTTGGTCTTGATGCAAGTGAAGCTACAAGAGTTGCGGATGTTATGGCATCTGCCTTTACAAGTTCTGCACTAGACATTGAGAAGTTTCAAACATCAATGACAAAGGTTGCACCTATTGCAAAGATGGCAGGTTTTGAGATTGAAGGAACAACAGCGATATTAGCTTCTCTTACAGATGCGGGTATTGAAGCATCTATTGCAGGTACTTCTTTAAGAAATATATTATTGAGATTAGCAGACCCAACATCAAAACTATCTAAAAGATTAGGTGGTTCTGTTTCTTCCGTTGATGAGCTTTTACCAAGACTAAAAGAGATGAAAGATTCAGGTATTGCTCTTTCTGATGTTTTAGGGATTACAGATAAAAGAACTGCTGCTGCTTTTGGTAGAATGTTAGATAGTGCAGATAATGTAGCTATACTAACAGAGCAACTAAGAAACTCTGAGGGTGCAGCAGAAGCTATGGCTGAAATTGTAGGAGATAGCTTACAGGGTGCTATGCTTCGTTTTAAATCAGCGACAGACGGACTGAAGATTGCTTTAGTTGATTTGTTTGGAGATAAACTACAAAAAGGATTTGATTCTGCTGCTAAGTTCTTTAACAATTTAGCAAGTAAAGAAAGTGTAAAAAGAATATCTAATGTAGTAAAAACATTAGCACTTTTAGTAAAGACATTTGCAATATATACTATTGGAGTTAAGGCTTCTTCTCTTGCTACTTTAGCTTACTCAAAAATTCTAAGATTTATATTTATACCTGCCGCAACAGGCAGCTCAAAAGCTGTTGCTCTAATGTCAGCTTCTTTAAAAGCATTTAGGTCTGCTTTAATTTCAACAGGAATAGGTGCTTTTGTTGTTCTCGTAGGTAGTGCTGTTTTAGGTATGATTAAGTATGCAGGTGGGTTGGAACAAGCTGAAAGTTGGACTTCAAAACTTACAAAAGCAACTAAAAATAGCAATGAAGGAATAGTTCAGGCTCAAACGAATCTTAAATCTTTAGCTAGAACTAGGGAAAGAATAAATGAGCTTACAAATAAAGAAGGGAAGTTATTGAATGATAATGCTTCAACAAGAAAAATACTTGACGGACTAAGAAAAAAAGAGAAATTTGAAATAGCATCTCTCAATAAACTTTTAAACACTCATAACCTAGAGCTTATAGATGAGAAAGATAATATAGATAAAATTACAGAAGCTATTTCAGGTAGTGGTGGTCTTATTAATGCTATGACAAATAAAATGCTAG